AAGACCGCGGTATCGATTTAGAAGGCTGCTTGAGCTTCCCGGACTTGTTTATGAAGGTTAAGCGACCTACGAGCGCAGTAGTACAGTACAACACTGCATCGGGTGAATTAGTTGAGCGTGAATTGACTGGTCTTGAGTGCAGAGTATTCCTACACGAGTATGACCACTTAATCGGAGTCACGTTTGACCAGCGAGTAGGTAATTTGTCATTTAAGATGGCCAAAGATAAGCGCAAAAAAGAACTAAAGAAATTGAGTAGAAAGGATTAAAGATGACTAGTAATACATGGCTATTCTTATTCATCATAGGCTTGGTTGCTTATACCGGTTGGGCTATTGCTACTAACAAGACAACACCGGAAGAACGAGATGAAATGCTAAACGAAAAGGAATGGTTTTAATGTCAACACTTGACACAAATATGCAACTAAAAAGCATTACTGACCACGATGCCGGTCAAAAGATAAAGAGCATTATCGGAAAATACATCACTCACGATATTTCTGAGGAGCTATGCGATAAAATTATGAAAGACCTCAAAGAGGCTTTTGGAGAGAACCATCCAGCTCAAGTAAATCTTGATGACGAAACGCACGATATAGAAGTTATTGTGCGTGATAGTAATGGAAGATTTATTAAGTGTTCTTCACGTACACTGTTCCCGGAAGAATATTTCTAAGGCATCCGCTTAACAAGTGTGATGCTTCTACGTTTAGAACGTTTTTTGATGAACTCATTCATGCTGACTATTGGCCCATGAACGATGTCTAGACTTTTGTTGTTGAATGTTTTGATGTATGGTTTGAAGATTGACCATTCTTCTTTTAAGAAAAGGTTGATAGGAATCGTTCTATTCGATTCCCACCACCATATATCTCCCAATTCTAAATACTTAGCACGTAAAATAGGGAGAACTATGGCTCCATAATCATATATGGATGTCACGGTATCGTCCCTATTTTGTATTATACCTACATAGTCTTGACCAGCGTAGGAACAAATAGAAATATAGGGATGATTCTCGCTCAGCTTCTTGAAAAAGTCTTCGTTCATACTCACATACATATTTACACCTTTTTGCCCAAAGTAATATTTTAATGAATAAATACTTTACTGAGGAGATTTAAGTGTACGCAACATCTGTATTCGTTTATACACAACGGCAAACTGTTGTACTCCTCATTGGAAACTCACCGAGGAAGTATATGCCTGTATATGCAAAACCATTAACACTCAACAAGGGTGTAGACAACCGAATTCAGTTTCAGTTCCTAAATCAGGAACAGAAGCCAGTAGACATCACAGGTAAAAGTATTACTTGTAGAATCCTTAACTACACCGGAACCGAAGTCCTGCTTCGAAAAGCATTGGATTTAGATTTCGCACTTACCGGTATTGCCTCACTTAAAGTTAATGCTGCTGACATTGAAGGCATCGATGCTCAAAGAGCATATTATTCACTAGAGATTCCGGTAGGCGAGTTTGACTATCCTGTATTTGTAGATGCAAATGCCGGTGCTCGTGGCGACATGAACATTGTTAACAGTGTGTTGCCGTCATTTGTTCCTTCACAGACAGTAACTATTCCAACTGGTCAGGCTTTCCCCAACATTAGTAATAGCAGCGGCAATACTAATCTTGTATACGATACAAGTATTATTAACACACAATCTAATCCAGTCCTAACTATTCAAACACGATATGACGAATATTACGGAAATGTTGCTATATTAGGTTCCAGTATCGTAGACGGAGACTTCTATGTGATTCAAGCTGATGATGACTTAGCTAATGTGACTGAAACTAGAGGATATACCATTCATGGATATCATCCATTCGTTAAGGTAGAATTTACAAGTAATTCAGGTGCGGTAACCAATATACTTGCACGATAACGAATTTAGTGTTATAATCAATTAATGTTTGATATCCTGACAATTATTCCGGGAAAGAAGAAGCTTACCCAAAGTGGCTGGACTAGCTTCAATGCGGTCTGCTGTCATCACCGCGGGCACAAAGCTGACAAGAGAAGCAGAGCAGGCATTAGATTTGATGGCGACAACTGGAGCTATCACTGCTTCAATTGTGATTTCAAAGCTGGGTTTCAGTTAGGAAAGAGTATCAGTCGCAACACAAGACAGTTACTTGAATGGTGCGGCATTGAACAGAATCAGATTGCTAAGTGGAATCTAGAGAGTCTACAACAAAAAGACTTGCTTGATTTTATCAAGGTAAGAAAAGAAAAGAAGAAAGTAAAGTTCAAAGAACTATCGCTGCCGGATGCTGAATTGCTTGATACTACTAATGAAAAACATAAGGTCTTCATTGAATATTTGAGCAGCCGAGCTATAAAGCATGATGAGTATCCTTTTATGGTTACTCCTGATGAGCAAGGCAGAAATAGTAACAGAATCATTATCCCTTATACGTTTGAGGGCAAGATAGTAGGGCATACTAGTAGGTATCTTGATGACAGAACACCAAAGTTCATCAAAGAACAGCAGACTGGGTACGTGTTTGGATATGATTTTCAGAAGCCTAATTGGGAAATTTGCTTAGTAGTTGAGGGTATCTTTGACGCCCTTTCTCTTAACGCCTGTGCGCTAACCCATGATACAATTAGTGATGAGCAAGCAGAGATATTACGAAGGCTTAATCGCAAAGTGATTGTCGTTCCAGACTTAGATAAGACTGGACTAGCAATTTGCGATAGAGCATTAGAGCTAGGGTTTCATGTCGCCATTCCCGAATGGAGTGATGAGATAAAAGATGCTAATGATGCAGTAGTAAAATATGGCAAATTGCCGACACTGCTAAGTATACTGAAAAGTGCAACTAACAGTAAGATCAAATTACAGATGATAAGGACAAAACTTGCTAAAAGAATATAACACTGATATACAACGTCTATTCCTTCAGATGATGGTCACTAATTCCGAGTTGTATACTCGTGTCATGAACATCATGAATCCAGAAAACTTTGATCGTAGTCTAAGAAACGTTGCGGAATTTATCGTAGAGCATACTGCCAAATATAGCATTATGCCTGATATAACGCAGATTAAAGCAACCACAGGTGAAGCAATTGACCATATCGAAGACTTGTCTGATGGACATTACGAATGGTTTTTGGAAGAATTTGAGTCGTTCACTAAGCGTCAGGAGCTTGAAAGAGCTATTCTTAAAGCAGCCGATATGCTTGAGAAGGGGGAGTTTGACCCGGTCGAACAACTAATCAAAGATGCAGTGCAAATCAGTCTACAGCGTGACATGGGTACAGATTATTTCGCTGACCCTAAGGAACGATTGAACAAGTATTTCAATGCAGGTGGTCAGGTATCTACTGGTTGGCCCCAGCTTGACAGAGTTATGTATGGTGGAATGAGTCGTGGCGAGTTGAACATCTTTGCAGGCGGCTCTGGTTCTGGTAAGTCACTTGTCATGATGAACATTGCACTTAACTGGCTCAGTCAGGGACTTAGTGGGGTCTATATCACTCTCGAACTTTCAGAGGAATTGACATCGCTTCGTACTGATGCTATGTTGACTAATATGAGTACTAGAGACATTCGAAAGAATTTGGATGATACTGAATTGCGAGTCAAGATGGCTGGTAAGAAGTTCGGTAAGTATCGTGTTAAAGCACTTCCGGCACAGAGTAACGTCAACGCTATTCGTTCTTATATTAAAGAAGTGCAGATTCAGACTGGTATCAAGGTTGATTTCGTAATGATTGACTATCTTGATTTGGTCATGCCTGTGTCTGTCAAAGTCAATCCTAACGACCAGTTCATCAAGGACAAGTATGTATCAGAAGAACTTCGCAATCTAGCGAAAGAACTTGGTGTTCTTCTCATCACTGCATCACAGTTAAATCGTAGTGCAGTTGAAGAAATCGAATTCGATCACAGTCACATTGCAGGCGGTATTTCTAAGATTAATACTGCTGACTATGTGTTCGGTATCTTTACGTCACGTTCTATGAAAGAGCGCGGCAAGTATCAGATTCAGTGTATGAAGTCTCGTAGTTCCACTGGGGTAGGTCAGAAGATTGATTTGGAATACAACATTGAAACTATGCGTATTACTGATGACGATCCAGAGGGTAGACAGCAACAGCCTACTCCTAATCAAATACTAAGTCAGATTAAAACAACGAGTCAAGTAGGTTCTACTAACGAAGCAGTGCATAATACAATTGAACAAAGAGAAACTAAGGGTGTAGGAGACGCACAATCCGCTAAATTAAAGTCACTATTGAGTTCACTTAAGAAATGATTTTCAG